TATGTTGATGAAGGTGAGCTCTGGATTTATTCTCCAAATTCAACTGCTTCAACAATGCAGAAAGTTTTTTGTCAGAGTGACTTCTCTGATTTTGAGGAGTTCAGGATTGGACTTGTTGATTTTGAGTTTGAGGAAGAAAAAATCATTGCTGGTGTCAGAAGTCTTAGTGAAGATGAAATCACTGTAGAGACGGGTTTAGAAGCTGTAGAAGGTGAATACAACTTCAACATCAAAGAGAATGGAACAATCATAGACACATTCATGACAACAACACTTCCAACTGAGATTGTTTTCACAAAAGGAAAGATAACTCTTGCAGGAAATGAGACAGCAATCTCAGATTTGTATTTCATGTTCTGGATTGGAAGCAATTTTGATGCAGTCTTCAGATATGATTACATCAGAGGATATTAGACATCATCAATTTCAATGATTGTTGGGTGAGGACAGAAAATCTTTCCATAGATGAAATCTCCTTGTTGCTGATGCATTTTATACCAAAAAGTACCTCCTTCTCTTGTTTCAATCCATTCAAACAAAGAACCAATGGCATATAAATTAGTTTTGTTGCTTCTCCACTCGCTTTCAAGTTCAACAATCCTATCAAAGATTTTCTTTCTCTCATCTGGCTCAAGAAATCCAAGTGACCACAACAATTTTCTTTTTGCATCTGGTGTCATCATTCGTCCACCTCTATGAAAGTTGGAAGTGGTGTTGTCAACCAACTTTCTTTGAACACCCACCATCTTTTTAATTTTTCATCCCAGACAGCCCAAGGATATGTGTTACAATAAAGATGGTCACAAGTGTCTCTTGTTTCGCAGAACTCAACAACATTTCCACAATATTTGTTCATCAGCCCATTCCAATCTGCATTAATCAAATACTCAATTTCGTGAAACTGTTTCACTCTGAATTTCTTATTCATCATCATTCATCTACCTCTATTATTGATGGAACAACAAGTATGAAATCTCCTTTGATATAATATGAACCCTTGTTTCCTTCTTTATATGAACTCAAAATATAAAGATATCCTTTTTCATTAAATCCTGACCATGTCCCTTCTATATCAACAATGTATATTGGAGTTCCATTTTCTTGTTGCATTTTGTAATTATGACATTTCATAATACTTACACCAACACTCTTTTTGATGATTCTCACTCTTTGTCCAATTTTGAAATTCATCCCTTTATCACTCCAAGTGGTTTCAATTCAACAACAATCTCAACCAAGTCTTTCTGATTGTTCATGACTTCATTGATGTCTTTGTAAGCTCCTGTTGCTTCATCTAAGTCTGAAACATTCCTCACTCCATGTATTATACCCTGCCCATCAAGTCTTTTGATTTCATCTTCAGGAACAGGACACCATGACTTGATTAGAAATCTTTCAGTCTTAATTGCTTTCATCTGTTTTCTCCTTTATCTCAATAAATCAACAAAAGCACCAAAATTCTCATCAAACACTTTTATCAGATTTTCATAGTCACCCGACTTCATATCTTTTGAAATGTCATCCCACTTCTCATGCCACTCACTTCCATGCAATTGTCTGCAAAGATTCTTAGCAGTTGCAAGCAGAACAAATGCATTTCCATCTGAACTATTCAAGTCAATCACAATCTTCTTTGTTTTTCTAATAGTCATCACCTTCTCCGTCTAAAATAACTAACTCACAACTTCTATAATAATGAGAAAAATACAAAAATCAAGTTTTTTCTTGAAAATAAATAAAAATAACAAAGGAGGAAGTCTGATGCTCATAGGAATAGATGCTTCAAAGAATGGAACAGGAATATGTATCAGAGGGAAATCTAAGACCATTCTATATACTTACACAAAACACCTTCCAAAGAAAATCAAGGAATTCTATCTTGACAATAATGACTTCACTGTCATAGCAAAACAACAAATATATCCTGACACTCTTTCTGATTTTGAACAATTAAGGCACATCAGAGAAACAATTTTCAGAGACATCTCATCATTCATCACAGGAGATGCAAAATTCTTCTTTGAGGGATATTCAATGGGAGGAAATGGAAGAATCACAATGCTTGCTGAACTGACCTCATTGCTGAAAGATTCTGTCTATGAGATGGGATATCAAATCAATGGAATCTATGCTCCGACATCTGTCAAGAAAGTTGTTGGTGGAAAAGGAAACATGAAGAAGGATGAAATCTATGATTGTTGTTGGAATAATTCACAACTGAAAGAGTTGATGAACAAGATAGAAGATGACGGTCACAAATTCAAGAATGATTGTTGGCAGATTGATGTTCTTGATGCATGGGCTGTTTCTGAGATGGGAAGAATTCAGGAGGAATCATGAAATTCTGTCATTGTCTGTTATGGATAACAAATCCTGATGAGTGTTTGAATTGTGAGAATAATGATGATTTTGAAACAGTAGAATTTCCAGAAGATGATTTTATAGGAGAAGAAGATGAGCAATGAAATGAATGAACTTGAACAGGAACTTGGTTTGACTGCAAAGGTTGTTCTCAATCCAGACAAGGAAGAACAACAGTTCAAATATCTTGAGGATGATGCAAAGGACAGCATGAAACAAATCAATGAAGTCATCTCAGAGGTGAAGGAACAAATTGAATCTCTCAACACTGGAGCAAATGAAGAAGGTGACAGGAACAAAGCACTCTCTGACATGATTGACAACTATCAGAAACTCATGATAATCAAACAAAAATATTCATCTCATCTGATGGACATTTACAAAAGAAAGAAGAGTGAGACAAAGGTGACAGAAGAAGATGGTTCAACACCAAAGAAAGGACTGACAACAACTGAGTTGAAGAATCTCATGGAACAAGAGAAGAGAAAAGAGAGTCTGGTAGATTTTTAGGAGGCAAAACATGAATTTCAAAAATTTGATTTCAGAGGATGGAACATCTGTGTCACTTGGCAGAGTTTCTTTCTGGATGGTGTTTGCATTGCTCATCTGGTTTTGGATTCGAGCTGGATTGAAGATTGATGTCAATGTGACAATCCCAGATGCACCTGAGAGTTTGCTCTATAGTTTCTATTCGTTGTTGCTCTACAACACTGGAAAGAAGTTCACTGGAATCTTCAATGGCAAGGAAAAGAAGATTGAGGTTCACGATTAGAAGATTTCATCAATCTCAATGATGGTTGGAGTTCTTGTTGGAACAACTTCTCCAAACAAAGGATAATGACAATAGTAATATCCTGCAACAAGATAGTCTTTGAGAACATCACTCAATGCAATTCTTAGTGTAACACCATTTTCATCAACAAAACATCTTTCATCACTATTCATTTCACATCCTCCATCTAAAAATTAACTAACTCACAACTTCTATGATAATTCATTTTTCAAAGAAATCAAGTTTTTTCTTGAAAATAAATAAAAATATCTTTCAATGGAGAAACTCATGAAATTCTACAAACCGAAACACTTCAGAACTGAAGAGCTTGTTCACCCAGAAATCTTCAAGAGATTTGGTGAAAACTCTTTACAATTTCTGGATGCAAGAATGCTGTGGACACTTGATGCATTCAGAGAAGTTTATGGAAGCATCACAATTAACAATTGGTGCTTTGGAGGAAAGAGAGTTGATTCTGGTCTCAGATTGTCACTCTCTGAAACGGGTGCACCATTCTCTGCTCACAAATTCGGAAGAGCATTTGACCTCATCTTCAAAAACACTTCAGCAGAAACAATCAGACAAGAAATGAAATCATATCCAACAACAGAAAGATTCAAATACATCACAAGATGTGAGGAAGGAGTTTCATGGCTTCACATCGACAATCTTTCAATTCCACAGAAAAGCATTCTCTTCTTTCAACCATAATGACCTCTCTGAGTTGCTAAAACCCGTCTAAAAGTGAAAAACTTTCTTTTTGAATAGTAATAGTAGGGTTGAAGTGTTTTGAGCTTAAAATGTGTGGTTTAGGAAGCCAAGTGAGATGAACTCATCTTTTGGGACAATCTTTTGAGATTTCGTGTTTTTATATGGTCTCTGAAAAGAGATTGTCAGAAAAGGTTCTGTCACCCATTCACGAATACTGAGAATTGGAAGATTGAACTTCCACTTGTCCATGAATGACAATCTTGCCCACTCAAGTGAGAAACTGTCAGGTGAGAATGATGGGCAAATCGTGTTATCTTTTGAATCAGGACAATTGAAACATCTCAGACAGTCTTTGCATTGTCCCTCAACAAACCTCAACTGAAATGCAACTGCCTGGTCATCAAATGTTTCTCTTTTTGTTCTCTTTGGGATTTTCTTTCTCTTGAACATTTTGAATAGGTTGAACATCACTCCCTCCACCATGAACCACAAACACATTCAGAATCACTGTGAGCATAACAAAGACAACCACCATTTTTATAATGAATCCAATTGTCTTCTGTCAAGCTGTCTATCTCATCTTGGGTCAAATTCATCCATCCTTCTTTGATTCTCATTTCACCAACCTCCTTGCCATGTTTGTCACAAGTGTTCTAAAAGTTTCAACAATCTTATCAACTCCATATTTATCAGTTAGAAGTTTTGCTTCCTCATATGAAACATTGATGTCAGTTATTTCATCACCAAACATTCCTTCATTGACAATCACTTCATCACAGACATCACCTTCAACTTCTACAATTGTTCTCTGAGAGTCAGGGAAGTCATCAATCACAAGTGATTCATTTCCACCACAGATGTATCTATTCTTCACGACAACACACTCACATTGCTTCAGGATGGCAAAAGCATTCATCAGTGAGATGTCAAACTCAAACTCAAATCTTTCAGTTGCTTCTTTTGTCTTTGATTTCAGTGTCAATTTTGATGTCAAATAACCAAATTTGTTTGACATGATTCTCACTCTGCAATGATTGTTTTCTGAGTGTGCAAAATATCCCTGAAGAATGACATGCTTCTCAAAACCATCTTCAATGAAATCTTGATTGTAAATGAATCTTCTTTCTTTTTCTATCATTGTTCTCCCCACTCTTTATAATTTTCATCTTTCGGTTTCCACCATTCACTTCTGGTATTTTTATCACACTCAGTATAACACCACCATGCATATGAATATCTCCAGCCAACAGTTTTTCCTGTTATGTCAAATATATGTAGTTTATTTCTTGCACTGCAATTGGCACATGTTTTTTTGATGAGATTTTTCTTCCATATTTTCTTTTTCATCAATATATGTCCTCCGATGTGAGATAAGGAATATTTTTAGAAGAATGGCATTTTTCTTTTTCACATTGACCAATTTCAGAAGCAATTAGATATGCTACTTGTCTTGTGACAAACCTATCCTTTGATGTAAGAAATCCCTGAACCTCTCTTTCTTCAAGATAATCGAACCATTTCAATATCTCTTTCTTCTCAGGAGCTTCTTCACCAAAATAACCATATTTCACAAATCTGAAAACTGATTGCAATGTGGCATAACAATTGTGATGTCTCTTGCCAGTTATGACAAAACCAGATTCAATGTTTTTGGGTTGCATCTCATATTTCTTTCCATCTCTGAACCAGATTGCAGAACAGATGATGTATTCTTTTGTAATGTCAATCATTTAATATTTTCTCCTCTGGTTGAAAATCATATTTATGTCCAATATTTTCAAGTTGATAATCCCATCCATCACCATTCCATCTGATAGTAATTATCTTACCTATTTTTATTTTCCCACTCCACTTTATTTTAACCTCTAAAGAATCTTTAAATTTCGGAAATGTGTTTGGTTTTGGCAATTCTATAATATTCATTCTTGAAAGAAATTCTTCATCTGTTGTAAAATCCTTTAATTCTGGATATATTCTAATATAACTTTTACTTCTACATCTCGCTAAATATATCTTTTGAATTTCATTGATTGTATAAGTTGTTGGTACACCAAACATTTCTCTCTCATTAAAATATATTTTTCTATCTACAATAATATATTCAATCATATTTTCTTGTTAAAATATTGTCCAATATTGAACCTGTCGTTGAACCAAAAAGTGCCCCGAAAATAAGAGAACCAAATCCACTAAGCAACCTTATCCAATTATTGTCAGTTGTGGCAAACACATATCCCATAAATAAACACAAAAAAAGAAGAACTGTAAGCAAAACAACTATCAAAAATTTACACATTTTCATTTCTGCCTCCCAGCATACATTTTTAATATTGAAAAATTGTCAAGACCAGTAAATCTCAAACGCTCAAAAGAATCTTTTATTTCTATGTCTGTTTCTATTTCAGATAAATCAACAGAATTTATCTTTTTTATTTTTTCTCTTAACTCAACTATTTCTGCTTTAGTGACTTTCATTTTTAACCCCAAATTCTAATATTATGATTTCACCAATCAATATTAATTAAATATTCACCCTCTTCTAAAACACCCCTTTTGTGTAAATCAACTATAATCATTGTCACATTCGGATAGAAATATCTATGAAACCACAGTTTTCTATTCAAATCCATTTTACCATATTGTGAGATATCGTGTTTCAACCATGACTCAAAGGAAACACCCATTTCAACTGGGTCACCATAACCTGGATATTCATCGATACTTTCATTCTTGAAATCATCAAATTCAGACACAGTTTGTGGTATTAAAAAATGATATGTTCCTCTGGATTTACACCCATCCTGTTGTTGAAATGAATATGGTATGCCATAAGTTTCTATTACTAATTTATCCCAATCCTGAACTTCAATAAGTGTAATTTTCTTACCAATTTTCATCATTTTTCACTCCTCAATTTAAATATGACAAAGATTTTGCACAAACAAAATGCCAATCTGTCATTCCTTTCTCTTCAAGAATTCTGCACACATCAGCAAGGTTCAATCCCTTGACCAAAAAGTGTTGTCCTTTTCTTTCAATGAGATAAGTGCTCATTCTATTATTCTCCATGAAAAGTCTATCATTTCCCACATAGTTTCATTTGCTATTTCTTCAATCTGGTTCTCAGTTGAATCATCATCAACTTCAATGATTTTCTTTCTTTCTGAACCAACAACATTTGTTGAGACTTTTATTTCAATCTTTTTCATCTCCTAATCCTCCACCTTTTCCAGTTCTTATAAAACTCTCCATCTTCTTCAAGTGGAATTCTTCCCTTGAATGAAATCTCAACAAGAAAATATTCATTCCAGATGTTCCTCAGTGTTGATTGGAACAATTCAGGACACTCATCATCAGGATGAATAATATCACAAGGCATTCCAAACATCTCCTTTCTGTACTCAATTGACCAACCTTTGACTTGCTCAGTTTGTCTATGATGAAACACTTCTTCACAATCAATGAACAACTTTATTTCTCTATCATCATGTAGAATGACAAGTTCCTTTCCTGTCATATCTTGATTGACAATAATATCGCCACCCATTGAACCCATCAATCTGATGAAGACATGAATGCATTCAAAGTTGACATCACAATATTTCAGATTCTTGAAATCATCTTTTGCATTCATCCAAAACTGTGGCATCAATACACCTTTGTTGTTGTTAGAACAAATGATATGTCAACATCATCTTCTTCTGGATAATAATAAACATGAAAGCCAGCAGTTGAAATTGATTCTTTTCTCTCAAATGCTTCTGCAACAAGTCTGATTGCTGTCTGAATGATGTCAAACTCATCAGGAACTTTCAAGAGTGTGTTTCCTTCATCATCTGTTTCATCGGTTGCCCATTTCCAGTCAAGGAATTTCATGACAGAATGAATTCTCTTGAAATCCAAGTTCTTGACTTTGTTGATTGGTCTTCTGTCCATCTCTAAAATTCCTCCTCTGGTGACAGTTCAATGATTGTTGGAACTTTCTTTTCTTCTTTGAATGGCCAGCCATATCCAAAGTCATATGACACCCATCTTGATTGTCTTTCAGGAGAAGAAAAATCTGAAAGTTCAATTGGAACATATAATGCTTCATCGAGTGCTTCACCTATTGACATTGTTGAATATTCTTGGTTCCATCGATTTTGAATAGACTCTTCAAATTGTTCTTCAGGCATCTTAAAATAAGCATTCCAAGGATTTGGTTGTCTTGGTGTTGACCAAATCTCAAATCTTGGTTCTCTTTCTTCCATCAAACACACCTCTCTGAGTTTCTAAAACCCATCTAAAAGTTAAAAACTTTGAAAACTAATATCAATAGCAAGGGTCACTCTTTTTCACTCTAAAATCTCAATCTTTTTGATTGAAGGAATGACTTTCTGGATGAATGGAAGCACAATGCAATCAATTGTTGATTTCTGCATTGCACATCCAGAACATTTTCCACTGAGTTTCACAGTGACAACATCACCCTTGACATCCTGAAGTTCAATGTCACCACCATCTCTCTGAAGAGCAGGTCTCACTTCGTCAATTGTCTTCTTCAAAATTTCAATCTTTTCTTTCTTGTTCATTCTACTCTCCTTTTTCAAACCAAAGTTGATATTCTCTGCTCTTACACTTGAAAGAGAAAGTTCCATTCTCTTCCCTGACAACAACACCTTCTCTTTTTGTCTTATGATTGATGACAGACATTCCATCTGCATAGTTCAACCAGCCATTCAAATCATGATGACCAAATCTCACCCTGTCAAGCAATGGCACAACTTTCAATCCAATTGAATTCATCAATATCAACATGTCTGCAAAATTCAATGTTTCTCCAGTTGTCAGATTCTTGACATTGAAGACATAGAAATCAAAACCAGAAATCTTGTAAATATTCCTCTGAATTCCTGTTCCAATGATTTCACCTTGAATGATGAACAAACATCCAGTTCTTTTATAGAGTTCAATCAGTTTGTTTTCTATGTCAAACTGAAGAGCAACATTCCACCAATTGTTGTTTGTTTTCTTTGGATAGAGAACATGGTGTGAACAGACAATGAATTTGAATGCTTTCTTGAACCATCTTGTTGTTGTTTGAAGTCCATAGGTTGTGGACTGTCCCTCAAGTTTCTCAGTGACAACACAACCATCCTCTTGTCTCTTGTTGAACTCCCTTCCAATTGTCTGAACATTTGGTTCATCAGTTTCAGAGACAAGATGTTTTGGAAATGTCTTTGACATCTTGTTCTTGAGTTTGACTTTGAAGAACTTCCAGAGGATTCTCTTCCAGAGTCTTTCAAGGAAACTCTTCTTGACATTGGTGTCTTCTTTCTCTTCATCAATGTGAGTGATTCCAAAGTCAAATGTCAAGTCCATTCCTTCCTTTGCTTTCTTTTTCTTCCAGATGTCAGGGAGAACATCAAGTGGCAGAATCAATCCCTGAGAAATTGTTTTGCACATTTTCAATGTCTTGACTTTCCAGTTTCTTTTCTCAAGGAAGTCATATTCTTTTCTTGGAGGCATCTTTGAGTCAACTTCTATGTAAATGACACTGTCACCAACTTTGAATTGACCCTTCTGAACAATGCAAGACCATCCAAGCACTGTTGCCATCTCAACCTTGTCATAACCATCAATTGGATTCAGTTCTGTTATGACCTGAACACTTGCAAATTTTCTGTCACTCATTTTCTTATCCCCTTTGCAATCAAAGCACCAATGAAAATTAACAGGAACATAAAAACAAGGGTGAGAGGCATCCAAAGTGGAGCAAGCACCCACCACCACGACCAATCAATGTAGTTGGTCAACTTCAGTCCGATAAAAAGCAATGTCAGCAGTGAGAAGAATGATGCTCCCACAACTGTCACATTCTGATTTTCTTTTGTCATTTTGTTTCTCCTTTAACTGTTCACATTATATTAAGTCGTCGCCAGTCATGAGCTATTTTATTTGTTTCTTCAACAATATCTGATATCTCTTTTAATTTCTCGTCAAATTTGTGTTCGAGATTTTCCAACTTTTCTAATATTATTTTATATTCTGATTGTGGTTCAAATTTAGTAATCTCCGATGTTGTTTTTGTTAAAGTGAGAATATCTTTCTGATTTTCTTTTGTCATTTGTTTTCTCCTAATCAATCTGTGTATAAAATATGATTTTACAACCATTTGGTAAATCTTCTTTGTCAAAATATCTTTTTCTATCTTTAAATCTGCAACACCATTCTAATGGTATTTTCATTTCTTCAGCATTTTGCCTACTCCACTTTTCATTATCAGTGATGGCAACTGCTAATTTGTTGACTGAAGAATCTTCTCTACAATAACCAAAAACATCCATATGAGCATCAGTAACCTCTTCAAATTCTTTCTCAGTCATTGAAACAAGATAAAGTTGTGGATAATCTCTGTCGGCAATGATAACCAAAACATTTAACATTTTCTCTCCCATGATATCCTCCATCTAAAAATAAACAAACCCACAAACTCTATAATAATTAAAAAATTCAAAAAATCAAGTTTTTTCTTCATCAATATCTATGAATGTTGGAAAAGCTGGAACAATCCAATCTTCATAAAAACACACTTCATCAATATCTAAAATTTTTGTGGCATCAACTCTGTATAATTTTTCTCCTTTTGTATATCCATCATAATCTGTTATAGAAACATTGGCATCAAAAACTTTGTCACACATAGAAAACATCATTGGAATGAAACAATATCTTCTGTCTGATTTATGATATCTATTTCCACAGGTTGAATATGTCTTGAACAACTCAAGAAGCTGTTCTTCTGATTTCACTCTAATCTTCATCATCCACCTCTATTATTGAAGGAATAATTTCAACCCACTCTCTATAAAGAGCCCACAGGTTAATTCTTTCATCAATTAAATAAACAGTCATATTATTACTATTACGTTCTTCAGCTTCAAACCATCTCCCACACAGACCAAACATTGATGGAACAAAGTTATATAGATATTTTGCACTGTCGCCATAATTATTTTTCTTTAGAAGTTTCTGAATTTCTTCTTTTGACTTCACTCTGATTCTCATTCCACTCTCCTCACATTCTGATAGATTGCATAAAATTGTTCATCAAGAACTTCATCAACATGCCAGTGACCAAAATACCACTTGCCAAACTGCAAATCAGCAAACACCATCTCAAGAATCTTTTGTGTTGGGTCAGGATGAAGTGGTGTTCCTTTTGGCACAAGTTTGTCAATGATGACAGATGGACATGTGTGAGAGATGACAAAGTCAACTTTCCACTCATGAGCATCAAGATTCTTCAGACAATTCTCTTCATCTTCAAATGTCCAAAGTTCTTGCTTCCACCACACCTTCTGACCCTTTGTCTGCTCATGAATGATTCTCCACGCCTTGTCAACTGAAGAGGCACCTCCAAGTGCAAGAATTTTCTTTCCTTGAATTGTGTAGATGTTTCCTCGTTTCAAATGAAAGATTTTATCAGAGAGTTTTCCACATGTGTTGCCAAACATCTCAACCTGTGGTAGAGCATTCAGCAAATCAAAATTCTCATGATTTCCATCGACAAAACATGTCATGAATGGTTTCTCAGAAAGTTGTTTGATGTAGAACAAGTCTGAAGAATGATTCATTGATTCAGGAAGATACCATGGGAGTCCAAAATCACCTGCAACAAGAAGAACATCATCCTTTGTTGGTTTGAACTCTGACTTGAACTTTTTGAATCTATGAAAGTCGCTGTTGTGAATGTCACCTGTTACAAATATCATTCATCCACCTCTATGAAAGTTGGAAAGGGAGATGTCAACCATGGTGTTTGTTTTTTTCTTATCAACTCCTCTAATTCATCATCAATATCAAGCCAGAAATGACCTCCTTCTCTTGTTTCATCCCATAAGATAAAACTATTAACAGAACACTTTGACATGTCTATCACTCTGTCATAGCTGATTTGACTCATATGCTTTCTCAGTTGCGAAACAGCTTTTGCATACAACTCTCTCCCATTTGATAAAGCATACAGTTGACATCTCAAAAGAATCTTGATTTTTCTGTATAGTTCTTCATCATTCATTTTCATCTACCTCTATGATTGACGGGATGTCAGGAACAAGTTCCCACTTTCCTTTCTTTGTCATTTCATGCCTGATTCTTTCATCTATTTTAAACCAGAATTCTTCACCCTCTTTTGCTTTTGCAAAGTTGACAAACATGTCTGGTGCTGAGAATGCCATCTTTCTGACATAATTGTGATATTCTTCATTATAGATATTAGTACCAAACAAACTCTCGATTGCACTGTCATAGAGTTTTTTCCAATCTGGAAATATCTTCAATTGACATCTGAGCATCATCAGTGCCTGTTGTTTCATTTCTTTTTTATTCAAGCAATCCTCCAAACAAACAAACAACTTCTATAATAATTCATTTTTCAAGAAAATCAAGTTTTTTCTTCACTGATTTTCTGACAGCTCTTAATTTACTTTCATAATCTTCATCTTGAGCATATCCAATCTTCTTGAGATGAGCAATGAATTCTTCTTTCTCAGTTGGAAACTGTTTCCTCTTGAAGTATTCAATCATGTAGTCAATATTGTCATCAAATGATTCAAACTGTTTCATGCAGAAGATTGGTTTCTCAGAACACTTCTCATGCTTCCAATCTTTGACCGAGAAATAGTTCTTGAACTCTCTATGTCTTTGTGATTGAAACCAAGCTGATTCCAAGACAGCAATTGCAATGATTGTTTTCTTGACATTCTTGAATTCTGATTGTTCTATCTTCTTTGAGAGTTTCATGATTTTCTGATTTCTATCTTGAGCATCAATGATTGTTGTCAGTAACAACAGCATCAAAATGATTTTAAGAAGTTTCATACTTTTCCTCCTTCTTTCTGATTTTCTCTAATTTCTTTTTCTTTTTATCCTCATGTGTTTGATTCTTCTTTCCTTTGAGCAATAATCCAGACATTCTCTGAGCAGACGAGACAATGATTCTTTTCTTCTTTTTCTTCATTCGTCTATCTCTATGATTGATGGAATGTCTGAATAAAAATATCTTATGAACTCAACTCCTGTATAATTATAAAAAGCATCAGAATTGAGATAAAAATCTTTATTTCCAAATCCTTTATAAATGTTATTTTCAACTCTGAAGGATACATCACCATGTACATTGAGTTCTTTTTTATAATAATTAAGATTATCAGCAGACCCAAATGTTTTCATGAATGTTTTGACTTGAATCGTTGTCCTACAGATTATAAAAATTTTTGAGTCATCATATTTCTTATTCTTCATCGTCCACCTCTATGAAAGTTGGAAGAGGAGGTGTCAACCAGATTGTGCCTTTGTCCATTATCATTCCTTCTAATTTATAATGAATTCTCGCCCAAAAATCATGGCCTTCTACAGTATTTGCCCAATGAAGACACCATAACACAACTGAACATTTATCCCTCTCACATTTTCCCCAAACATCTTTAGGAACATCAAGATATCTATTACCAAGTTGTGGAAGTGCTTTCCTGTATAGTTCTGCTCCATTTGGCAATGCCATCAACTGACATCTTAGAAGTAATCTCAACTTTGCCTGATAATCAATCATCCTCACCTCTTCAAAAATCAATCAACAAAATCTATAATAATGAAAATTTTCAATAAATCAAGTTTTTTCTTCACATGTCAAATGATGGTGCTGGAGGAATCATTTCACCAGCTTCAACAGGACACTCCCCTTCAGAGAAATCAAACTTGCTCATGACATCAACTCTGTAGAGTTCTTTTCTGACATCAAGCAACAACATTTCCAACACTCTGCCAGAATGTCTGTTTTTCCAGATGTTCAAAACTTGTTTGTTTGCTTTGTATTGTTCTGGGCTTTGAATGAGATTTGCAAAGAAGTCTGAGTTGTCTGGAATTGCCTTTGATTCTGATGTGTTCATCATGTCAGCTCCAATTCCTCCTTTCATGTTCTTTCTGTTGCCATCTCTGTCAGGTTGAACAGCTGAGAAGAATGGGATTCCATATTCCTGTGAAACACTTCTCAATGCAATGACATTGTCAGCTCCTTTCTCATACATGTTTCCTCCAGGAACTTGTGACTTCATGATTCCTATATAATCAAGAAACACTGCTGAGATGTTGTGACCTCTTGAGAGAAACTGGTCAAGTGTTGATTTGATGAGTCCTATATTGCACTGTGATGCTGGAAATTCCTGAATGAAAATCTTTCCACATTCATTCTTCAACTGCATCTTGATTTTCTTGTAGGCATTGACATCTCTCTTGATGAGTTCCTGAATCTTCTCAGATGACATTTCCATGAGATGCATGTCAGAATAAATTCCAAAATCTTCATCCTGAATCTCAAGTGTGATGTAGAGAACATTGTTGTCAGGATTTGCTCTTCTGAATGATGATGCAAGTGAAAGCATGAATCTTGATTTTCCTGAGTGAGTTCCACCCTGAATGATGTTGATGCTCTTCTTCTTCCATCCACCTTTGAGAACATCATTCATCTCAGTCCATGAACAAGCAAGTCTTGGAACCTGCAATGTGTGAATTTGAATCATTCTCTCAAGGTCATCAGTGTCAATCCATTTCTGTGTTGTGAAGGAGAAAGAGTTGATGATGTCTGTCTGAGTTCTCATGTAGGAAAGTGATTCAAAGGAATTCTTCTGAAAATCTTTGACACCAGTCTCAAGCATGATTCTGAACATTGCAAGTTTCACCCAGTCTTCTATCTGTTTCAGAACAACATCAACATCTCCTGTTTTGTAGTCCTCTCTGTTCTCTGGTTTGACAATTGCAAGTTTCTCTCTGATGACTTCTGCTGGCTGTCTCCATGGATTGTCTGTGATGACAATTTCAAGTGACTCAGGAAACTTTGAATGTGTTCTGATGTGATTGATGATTGAGACGAGAATTTCTGAACAATGTGAATCGGTGAAATATTCTGGCTGGATGTGTTGTAATGCTTTTCTTTTGACTCCTTCGTTGAATATGAAATATCTAAGAACATTGACATCGGTGATTTTAAGCATTTTTGAGTGACCCCTTACTATTGATATTCATTTTCTCTGTTTCTTCGTTTTATCCGTGTTTCTGTAAGTCATTTGACTGGTTTTGAACGACTTCTCTGACCAGTCAAACGCTCACAGTTCATATAATAGTTATTTTATTTTAAAACTCAATCTTCAGATGCTTCAATTTCTTCAACTTCATTGTCCATGACAATTTCTGACTGGGGTTCTGCAAGAATCTCATCTATGCCTTTGTCCTTTGCTCTCTGAAGAAGATAATATTCCTGAAACTTGTTGTTGATGAAATCAAGTTTCTCTTTTGTCCAGAACTCATCTGGTCTCATCTTTGCAATGTCTTTGGTGTCCCATTGTTCACCATTGTGTTTGAATGTGATTGTTGAACCACCTTTTGAACCATTTCCAACACTTTTGATGAGGTCATGATTCTTGAGGAACTCCCAGAGTCCAGAATATCTATCCATTCCAATCTTGAACTTTGAATAGATTTCAATTTTGGAGATGTTCTCAGCAACAATTCTGCTCTTCTTTGGAGTGATTGTGAAAACTGTTCCAACCTGAATCTTCTTTGCATCTTTCAGTTTCTTCTTTGTTAGAATGAGAGTGACTGTGTTTGAGTATGCAACTTTTGCTCCAGATGATTCTTCATTAGGAGAAAACATGTCCATTGTCTTGTATTGATGATTGATGAGATTGACTGGGATGTGAAGGATTGCCAAGTCCATGACAATTGTTCTGAAAAGAGAACTGACTGCCTGTGCTCTTGTCATGTCTCTTGGAGCTGAATCTTTTGTTGAATCATCTTTCTCTTTCTGAGATGCTGGCATTCCAATTGAGTCAATGTTCATCAGAAATCTTGCATCAGCAAACTCATCTGCTTTCTTTTTGATTTCTTCAAGAATCTTGTTTGTCTGAACTTTGATTTCTTCTACTGTTCTACACGGAAACAAAAGAAGTCTTGATGCTTCTTCTTCTGTCAGATGTTCAAGAATCTGTTCTGCTATCAATGCACCCTCAGTTTCAATAAACAATCCAATGTTGTTCTTTCCTGACTTGATGTGGTTGATGAGACAGTTCTGTGTCATGAATGACTTTCCAGTTGAACCACCTCCAGCCCACTGGATAATCATTCCAGCTGGAATTCCTTTGTAGATGTCACCAGAAATCAATGCATTGAGAACATAATTTCCAGTGTCAACAAAATATGGAGTCTGATACACTTTACAAACATCAATGGAACCTGCATGTTCATTTCCACTTGCTTTCACAAGGCCACTCAATAAACCTTTTTTCATTTCAAATCCTCCTCGTCTATTTCAATAAATGTTGGAAAACATTTTCTTGGTGAAAACTTCTTGAGATGTCCTGGAATTGGAGTACCAGCATTTTTATGTAACCAAATAAGACGAACTTTTTTTCAAACTCTTCACTTCTTTCTTTGTTAAGAATCATCTGTATTTGTCACTTCATATGGACAATCCCAATCAACCATCACATCCACAAGATACAAATAATAATTTCCCATCAACTCTCTTCTTTCATAGTTTGCAACCCTTGTCAGGTCAATATCATTGAAATCAAGATATGGCCATCCTGAATCATTCATCATCCACCTCTATAAATGTTGGAAATTTATTTTGTAAAATATATTCCCTAAACTCCTTGAAAATTTCATCAACTTCATTATTATAAAATCTTGCGGTATGTCTGACCAAATCGTTGTCATCGATGAATGATAATTCTTGTGATGAAGGAACGATTGGAATATATTCACCAATTTCATATGACAAAGCATAATGAGGTTGTTCATATGATATGACAATCTGCTTGACTGAAAGAGTTTTAAAAAATGTTTTCCAGTATGTCAAAATTCATCTACCTCCACAAATGTTGGTAAATTATAAAGTTTGAAAATATCAAAAATTGCTTCTGATTTTGGCATATCAAAAATATTCTCATATACACATTTATCATCTTTGTCAAAAAACTTTAATGTGTGTGATGTTGGTAAGCAATGATGTCGGGCACCATCAAAAAAATCCATTGAAACTGGTTCAACTGAAGTATCAATTCTTTTGATTTCGTTTTGTCTCAACCAGGTTAAAAGTTTCATTCTCCAATTGTCAATCATCACTTCACCCTCCAAAAACAATTTCAACAATTTTGATTTTATCTATTTTATTTTAAAACAAAAGGGTGTCTATGACTTTTTTGTGACTTCTTTCTCACCTGACTCAATTTCCTTTGGAGTTTCAAAGAATTTTTCAGATTTTTCTTTGATGAACTCATCACTTGCTTTCAGCTCTGTGATTTTCTTCTTGAGATATGCTTCTTTTCCATCAGCTGTCTTTTCTGCATCAATTGTCTTCAAATCAACTTTGACATAGACTTCTGGCACATTTCCTTTTTTGATTTCTATTTCTTTCTTGATGATTCCAGAGATGAAATAATCTTTCTTCTCCGCTTCTTTCTTGAGCACTGCATTTCCTGCTGTGTCTTTTGTGATGATGTCATCTATGAAAACTTTCCCATCAACAAAAAGGCATTCATTTATTCTTGACATTTGTTTCTCCTATTTTATGTATCTCTGTCTTGAACCTCTGCTGTTCACTGGAACATGAAGAGCAGTTTTTATTAACAATGCATCAGCACCATATGTGTCATCATCATCAGTTGGTGTTCTTCTCAATCTGAAAAGAACTATATCACCAATGTTCCACCCTACTGCTGGTGCTGGAAGTGTTGTTCCACAAAGAAGATGATTGTATTGTTGGTTGTCAACTGCACATGTTATCTCTAATGTTGTTTGAGCAACTGCAACTCCATTTGCTGGAATATGACAATAATCAAGAAACCATTTGACAGTGCCCGAACCAGTTGTTGAAGGCATGAAATGAACATGCCATTCAATTGCTGTTGCTTCTTCATTTGCAGGCAGAACAATCAACATCATGATTTATCTCAAATGAGTTTGTCAGTGTTTCTTCTGTGTTACCACCATCAAATGAATACATTCTATATGGCACACTACCAAGCGTCACAGTCACCGCATCTGGAGCAGTTGCACCCTGTGGTGTCAGCCATTCACCAGCAACAAATTCATCACGATGTTCAATTCTTCCAAATCCTCTTGTGTCAAGAAAGAATTCCAATTCATCATCTGAATCATATCCCTCAAGAATGTTTGTTGAACCATCATTTGTTGAACCATAAAACTCTGGTATATCAACTCTCTTCAGTGCTTCTTTTAATTCTATTCCCATTTTTACACCTTACATACATAGACAATATTATCATCAACAAATAAGTATTCAGCTCCAACTTTCACCAAGTCAACAGAAAGGAAATCTAAATTATGACACCATATCATCACTCTGACTTGTTCATCTGGAGTGAGGTCTCTTTTGTAAACCAATATGTCAGTGATTGTTCCAGACTCAAGCAATGATGAATTGTCTGCTTTGTAAACTGGATTACTGACTTTGACAAACACTCTCTGATTTGCATTGTTTGTTCCGTTGAACACTTGAATTGATTCTGTGTTAAGAACAGATGCAGTCAGTGCATTAGGATATGATGTGTTGAGACTTGTTTCTGCTGTCAAGATGTTGTTTGAGTTGCAATTTTCACCATCCATTGCACCAGCACCATGAATGATGATTCCTGCATTTTCAATTTCTGTGTTCGGGTCGTGTGTAAAATCAAACAGAGTGCCAAGCAATGCCTGCCCTGCTATTTCTATCTGTCCTTTAAGTGCAATCAATCCCTGATATGTTGCATCTGGGTCGCCTACAAGACCTGCGTATCCTGTGCCTGCATAATTTTTAGGATATATTTTACCTGTCTGTATTGCACATCCGTTTTCATCACAGTCATAGCTTGCATCGTCCGACCTTGCTGTCATATCAACCGTTCCGACAACCGCAGGAATCGTTCCGCTTATCAGGTCTATGCCCTGTTTGTCACCCATCGGAGCAACAAATTTTGGGGTGTCTGTATCAAGGATGTTGTCAACCCATATCCTAAAACAACACAAAGCCCCATTAAAGCTTGCTGTTGCGCTGGATAAATAGCCACCAACATTTAAGTCGGGAGAGTTGTTGTTGTAAATAGCGGTCTGTGTTGCACTTGCATCATGAATATATGTTGTTGTGCCGTTTGCGAGGACTGTAATTATTCCGCTATCCCACTTTATATCAATAATATCTCCTGACTGCGGAGCATATGAATTTGCCCCTGCATCTTTTGGCTCTACTGCAACTGAAGCAGATCCACCGCCATTTGCACCTATTAGAACAGCAAGTTTATTTCCGGTTGTTATGTACCAATCCCAGCTTCTTTTGCTTCCCACAGTTTGATAAGCACTAAATATATGCCTTGCCGTCCCTGCCCCTGCAACCGTATTTAATTTAAACTGCCACCGCATTTTTGTTGTGCTTGCAGTAATAAGATTAAGAGCACCATAATTCAGAAGCCCTGCACCTGCTGAGGAGAATACAAGCCCCTGTTTCAGAGTAAGGTTATATTGTGGTGTAATACGGGATTTTATTGTGTGTGTGGTTGTGTCGTATTCCTTTCCGTCTGTCCAAAGTAACAAATCACTCATAAATGGTGGAACATCCAATCTGTTCAGCACTCTATCAGGAACAACTGCATTCTGTGATTCCCAGACTTCACCAATCCTTCTGAAGATTGAAGTTGATGTCAGTTTTCCACCAAGAAATCTTTCCTTTGAAAAATTGCTCATTATCTATTTCCTACTCCAAGAAGTGGGTTTGTTTTGATGAAGACTTCAAATGTGTCATTTCCACCTGCTATGTCAGGTTCAACAACAAGAATAACTTTGTTCTCATTTCTCATGACTATCTCAGTGAAACTTCCTTCACCTTCATCAGAAATGACTACTTCATCCTGAATCAATGTTCCAGTTGTCAAGTCTTTGAAATATCTTGGATAATCTTTTGTCAGAACATCAACATCTCTGTAATATGCTGTCACTGTGACATTTGAAGTTGTGTCCTTCGTATAATCCCAGTAGAAGGTGTATGAGTTTGCCTGTGGATTCTGAACATCTATTTCAATGCTCCATGACCCACCAAGGTCTGTGACAACAACATTGTCAGTGATTTCTGCTGTTACTGTAAATGCCATTTTATTCTCCTTTTTATTATTCTATTGTTATTTATTTTCCTGAAGAAGAATGTTATTGTCAATCTTCTTTTCAACCAAAACTTCCTTGCCACAATGTTCACAGACAAAAATCACTTTCTCACCAAGAAATGTTTTTGTTGTTTTCAACTTCTTTCCACAAATAGGACATTTCATTTTTCACCTCTAACAAATTTGTTTACCACAGCAATATTGACAACTGTTATTATTCTGTGATGAATTATTAATTCCCTTTATAAGTTTTGCTTTCATTTTTTACTCCTCATGAAATCTAAAGAAAAAGAAACATTCGCCATCTCAAATCCAACATCTTCATTTGTGCTCTCAAATCTGATTGTTGGTAGTGAGATTGGTTGAAGATTGACAAACTCTATTTCTCTCAGGATTATCTTTTCTTCATTGTTGATTATCAGAACACCCTGTCTGAGAATGTTGTCTGCTATTCCAGTTGATGGATTATTTTGTGCAATCATCCAATCATAGAAATAGAAATAGTTGTCAAGATTTTCATCAACAAAGAATTCAAGTGTCAAGTCTGAGAAGTTGAGTGGTGCTCCTGATGTTCTTTTTGCGACAAATCCTTGTTCAAGTGGAATTTCTGTTGCACTCATGTCAACTGATGGAAGTTCTACAGCAGAGATGTCATCAAGGACAAACTTTGAATCGTGTCCTGAAAATACAAAAACAAAACGACCTTTGTTGATATTGTTCTTCATGTGTTCTCCAAATCATTTACAATATTATTTATTTATATCAAAAAGAAAAGGGAGTCCGAAGACTCCCAAGAAATGCTATTTCAGAATTGAGCTTATGCCTGCCAAGGAAGTCTCTGAGAGATGAACATTTTCCCTGTGTCATATTTCACTGCAAGATAGTAAAAAGATGTTGGGTCAACTCCTGGAGTTGAAGAACCAGCTCCACCACCAAAAGTTGTATCAGCAAATCCAAGATATGAACCAGTGTCAGTTGTGTCAGTTGTTGCAAGTGTGTTGTATGTCACAAAATCTGTTGTTGCTGTGAAAGTTACAAATGCATCAACACCAGCAGTAGAAGCACCAGCCCCACCACCAAAAGTTGCATCTTCAAAAGCACCAGTTGAAGGTCCTGTGATGGTTGCAACAGTTGCAAGTGCATTGTTTCCAGCATAGTTATCAGTTGAGGTCATTGTGATTATTGCACCAGCACCACTTGTTGATATTGCATATGCAGTGTTTGCATCAAAAACATATTTGAATGCCTGAGCAGTTGTTGTTTCATCAGTGACTGCTGTGAATGAGCCACCAGCACCTGTCATGTCAATTCTGATGTTTGTTGGAGCTGTCAGAACTGTTGTTCCATCTGTTGTGAACTCATATGTTTCTGTTCCAACAAGAACGGTGTCACCAGTTGATGCTCCACCAACTGCAAAAGTGACAACTGTTTCAGAAGCTGTTCCAGGAGTGTCAACTGCTGTTACATTGTAACTTGTATTAAGATTGAAAACATTTTCAACTGCAACTGCAACATCATCTTCATTTGTCAGTGTTGCAAGAAGAATTGGAATGTTTCCTGCTGTGACTGAACCATCATCATCAAATTCATAAGTATCATCACCAAATTCAATTGTGTCACCATCAACTGGAAGACCAGAAAGAGTGAGAACTGTTTCAGTTGGAGTTCCAACATTTGTTGGTGTCATTGCTATCTGACATGAACCATCTGTGTCAGTGAAAATCTGAATGTATTGGTCATCAGCAAATTCAACTATATTTCCATCACCTGCATCAGCTATTCCATTGAGGGTTGAAGCAGGAGCAGGAGCACCAGCTGGATTAGATGCTATATAACAATCAAAAATTCCAGCAACAACTGGGTCACCATCAACATCATTTGCTGTCAATGTTACTGTATTGACACCACTAACAAGACCATTTGACTCAACATCAACACTCTTTACAAGTGCTGGAAAAACTTCTGCAACTGTTACTGTCAAATCGTATGCAAGTGGATTTCCCTGAGGTACTGCCATTGTGATTTTGTAATCATAACCATCATTAAGATATGAGGATGTAAATGAAACAGAACCAGATGTATTTGTCAGTGCTCCACCAACTTCATACTTGTTCTCAACAACATTTCCACTCTCATCATAGATATCAAGAGTTGTAACTGCACCTGCTGGCATTGTTCCAACAACTGTTGCTGTCACTCCAACAACTTTGACATTTCCTTCTGCTTCTACATCTTCAAGTTTTCCTCTTCCATCCCATTCCTGAAGTTCTTCTTTGTAGAAAGTCTTTGACCTTGTGATTGTTCCACCGACTGCTGTGATTGTCTGGTCATTGAAAACCAAGTTCCAATCTGTTGCAAGTGTGAATGAGCTTGCATACTTGAGTGCTTCTCTGGTATCCAGAACTACTGAATCTCCATAAGCAACAACACGATTTGCACCATTGTAGAAATAAGTTCCTGCAGTGTTGCATGTGTAAAGTTTCTTCATTTATTTCTCCTTTATGTGTTAAATAAAACTCTTACCATTTTATTTATTTATATGAATTTTTCTTTAATGATATAAAATGTTTAGACAAAGACTTCCTGAAGTAGAAAATTTATCCACCCCTGAACAAACAGAAGAACCTTGTCATTGATTTCTATTCTTGGATTTGTCTTTGGAATTGCTGAGATGAGTCTTGTGACAAAGAATAGAACAAGAGTTGGTGAAAGAAGTGGAGGAACTGCTGGAAGTGGAATTGTGATTGGTTGTGGAATTGGAATTGTTGGATATCCTGGAGGAGTTCCTGGAATCTTTTCTGCATAATATGCAATCAATGCAATCAAATTCTGTTCATACGCATAGATGAATGCTTTCAGAATGTGATGTGAAATGAATCTTTCATCATCCCATGGATTGAACTCTATCTTTGGTGTGTTTGTCTGATTGTAGATTTCTATCTGTGTGTCAAGCAGTGAGATGATTGTCTGATAGTTCATTCCAATTGGTGTCGAAGGTGTCACAACTGTTGGAGCTGGAAGAGGTCGTTGCAATTTCAAAGCAGTCATTTGAGTTGTGAAATGATTTCCAATGAGATTGATGTGGTCAGAGATGTGATTTTCAGTTGCAAGTGGTAATTGAGTTTGAATCTGGCTGAACAATGACATTAAAACACCTCTCTGAGTTTCTAAAACCCATCTAAAAGTGAAAAACTTTGTTTCTGAGTGTTATGAGTAAGGGTTACTTTAAAAACTGATAAAATTCACCTATTGGGAGTCCAGTCATTCTATCACCATTGCCAGTGTATGACATCATAAGATGTTCAGCAAATGCACCTTTGTTCTTTTCTTTCATTCCAAGATGTTTTGCAATTGTATCAGCAAGTTCATCAAAGTCTCTATCTTTTGGATTTTTGATTTTTATATCAAAATCTTTTAATTCCTTTTGAACATACATCCTATCAACACTTCCTGCTTCTTCAACTTTCACAATTTTGTTTTCATCAATTCTGTACTTTGTCATTTTATTTCTCCTTTATGTCATTTTGAGTGTTATTTATCATATCTTCCTAAAGTTGAGATGATATCACTTTGTTTAGAAACTGGTATTTTTCCATAAGTTCTCAAAACATAGTCATAATGTTTATTTACCATTGCAATTGCATCTTTTTCATTGAATCCACCTTTAACTAAATAATTCACAATCTTTTCTTTTTCTGATGATGCATCCTCATTCACTTTAATCATAACACCTTCTTGAACTACATACTTGCTCATTTTATTTCTCCTTTATGTTATATTTATGTCCTTTGATGCTATTTCATCAACCCAAGGAAATGCACTCGCTTCAGTTGTTGCAACTGGATACCCAAGATTTCCAAGATGAAAATGTGTGGTGAGCCAAAGTTTCAATGTCTCAAGTCTCACAGCAGAATAAAGATTTGTCCCATCTGATGAAATCTTCACAACTCCATCCTCAAGAATCATCTTTGTCTTTGCATTCTTGTGAATCACTGTCACTTTGTTATCTTCAAAAATCACTTTGTGGTCTTTGATTTTCAATGTCTCTTTTCCTTCTCTCTTTGCAGTCTGTGATTTTGACTTCACCTTACCAAAAACAAAAGGTTTCTGATTCTCTGGATAATCAAAAAAAGAAATGACAATCAAGTCATTAACAGCAAGTTCTCCATCCCATCCATTGTCACCTTTTGAGAATACTGAATCAACAAGAGGAATCCATGTCTCAGTTGACATGTCAGTTCTCAGAAACTTGACTTTGACCCTTCCTTGTCTTCTGGGTCTTTTATGTCTGTCACTTGACATTGTTCATAGAGCATTGTTTATTTGCCTTCAAATTTATATTTCTTGATTAACACTTCAATCATATGATTAATGTCAAGTCCTGAAGAAGTTGTATCACTTTTTGGAATTTTAATTTTAAGATGGTTAAAAACTTGTGCCATTGCTTGATGAACACTTCCACCTGTTTTTTCAGTATCTAAAGAAAGAACAGGTGACCATCCTTTTCCACTATCTTCAACCATTCTTAAAACACAATTACCATTTTCAAAAAATATTCTGATAAGATATTTTATATCATTGTAATTTCCAGTCAATTCAATATTATCTTTTATTTTACTTAAATTCATGGAATTTTTTTCTTCAAGTTTTATAATCTTGTTTCCTTTCCAGAACCATTTGCTCATCTTATTTCTCCTTGTCAGATTTCTTCTCTTCTTCTTTATTTATTTCTTTGCCTTTGTTTCTAATCTGATTGAGATTTCTCTCATGACAAGTAATGATTGCAATGAGGTTGTCAATGAGTCTTTTTGTCATAGCAAGATTGTTATGTCTGATGAGCAAGTTTTCTTCCTCACTCTTTTCGGACGACAAATCTTCAATAACAACATCAACAAGTTGTGGACATGAATATTCTGGGATGTTTGTCTGATATACAACTCTTGGAGTTGACTGACACGACAAAAGAAAAAGTAATGTGACAAATATGATGTATCTCATTTCTCACTCCACCAATTTAAATTATATTTCACAACTGGATTATTTCTATTCACACTCTCTTTGATTGATTGCCATTGCTTATTCTCATACTGATAAAGTTTCTCAAGGTCTTCTTTGCTTCTCTCAGAGTTGACATATTCCTTGATGACTTCTTTGTTGTTTGTGATTGTTTCTTTATACTTTGTTTCAGATGTCTTTTCTTGAGATGTCAGGTCCTCAAAGATTTTCATTGAAGTGTTTTGAATTTGAATGATTTCATCTCTGCTCTTGACAACTTCTTCCATCACTGCAAGTTCTTTCTGAAGTTCTTTTTTGTCATCCTCATGATTTGAGTTGTTTGCTCTTAGAATCCAAATGTAGATTGCAAGAACAATGATGATGCCTGCAATGAGAATTTGTTTCCAATAGGTTTTGATGAATTGAAAAACAATTCCTGCTATTTCTGAAAATATCATCATTTCACTCCTTTCTTATTTGACAACCAAATTTTTTCAATTGCTATTCTGACAGCAAGTGGAAGCATTGACAAACATCTACAACCACCATTTGTTCTCATTCCATCCTTTGGTGTTGCAAACATGCAACTATTATCACCACAGTCAAGTTGTGATAATGCAGATATCAATTCACTGATATAATTTTCTGATGGTTCATTAATTATATAAATTCCATCACTAAGAAAGTTTTGTCCATGACAAAGAGAACATCCAGCTGTTGTTAAATCATTTACAGAGACCCAAGATTTACATCTAAAACATTGAATTGTTTTTGCATTCAACATCACATCACCTCACAGTAAAAATAAATCATCATCTTTCTCACAGTCAAGATTCATTCTTGCTATGACTTTTTTCTGAATCTTCATACAGATAAAATTTTCCATCTCTTCAAAAACAACATCAGTCTTCTTGATATATGGATGTTTTTCTTTTTCCTTATTGAATGCAAATCTGAAGGTGTATTTCATCAGCTGTTTGAATCCTTCAGAATATTCAAGTCCATCTATTAAATCATCAAGATGAACAATCGCTGGTTTCTCAAGTTGTCTCTGATTTTTGATTTGTTCTTTGATATCTTCAAGCCCATCATCAAAAGAGGCTTTGAACAAGAGAACATTGAGACATATTCCACATGGAAGTTCAATCATTGGATTGTCCATGAATGGCTCAATTGGAAGTGCTTTGAAATCATCTAATAGATATGGATATATTCTCTGTTGTTTGATTGGATAAGAGAGATTCTTTTTCATCGCTGAGACAAGTTCATTCCAATCTTTGATGAGTCTTGTCATGTTCACTTTCCCTAACATTGAAGGATTCTTAATTTTTCTTTTTTCAAGTGCTTCTTGAGTTGATTCAATTTCAGCAATTGATTGTAATTCATCACGGTCTGTCATTTTCTTTTCCTGAAAGAGTTAATAAAATCCTTCTGTTAATTATTTATTTCTTTCAGCTTCCGCCTTTGATTCATATTCAATTTCTATGCCACAGTTTTCACATCTGACAATATATCTGTCATAATATATTGTGCTCAGAAAACCAACTGTGTCTGCACCACAGAATTTACACTTTGAGAAATCTTTCGTCTCTGACATCTTTTTCCTCCTTCTGGTTGAGCATATTCTTTTCTTGCAAGCACTTCTTCAAGAAATTCAAAATAGAGTTTTGTTGGAAGACCTCTTTTTGTCAGAGCATTTTGTCTGAAGTTTCTCTCAAACTGTTCTCTGAGTTTTTCAACATTCCTTTTGATTTTCATCATCAACCTCCAAAAAAGTTTCAAAATGCTTTCTTGTCAATTTCTTTATGGTATAAAACACTTCTCCTTTCCAAATGAATCTTATCTCGTCTTCGTCATCATAATCTTCATCAGTTTCTATAATCTCACCATATGGCAATTCGTTGTCAAGAAGCAATTCTTCACCATATAAGTCAAACACCCACATTCCGCAACCACATGCACATTTTTTGAAATCATTTGGAAATCTTTTCTGAATCTCTTCAATTGACATCAACTTGACTTTCATTCATCTATCTCCACAAATGTTGAATGATATGGAACTGTGATAACTTTTGGAACATAAAATGTTTCATCTTCATGTCTGATTTCGATGTGACCAACTCTTACTTCTCCATTACATTCTAAAACATCAAACACTTTTCCAAATGGTGTTGAAGTTCTAATGTGATATTCATCCTCACCTATATCAAATAAAAATGCTCCACAGTCACACTTTCTCATCTCAAGTCGCGATAACTTTTCAATCTCAGGAATTGTCAATATTCTGATTTTCATCTCACCCTCCAAAACGATTTACAATTTCTATAATAATGAAAAAATTCCAAAAATCAAGTTTTTATACAACTATTGAGAGAACCACATGCCCTTCTCTTGTTTTCTGTTCTGATTTTGGATTATAACAGTTCTCAAACTCAAGGATTCCATATCCTTGGTTATCTGCTTCCTGAAGGTCAATTCTAATTGAATTGATGCAATCTTTTCTGACAAAGTGGATGTTCTGTGATGCTCTTCCTGGAACATTGAGTTTCCTCTCAGAATAAGCATTGGCACCAACAAGTGAACCACTTCTTGCATGAAGGTCACCAATCTGACAAGAATGAACATGCCCAAAGATGATGTAGTCAAGAAGGATGTCGAAACTTGAGAACCTTCCAAATGTTCTTTGAATCTCTTGTTCTGAACCACCTTTCAATGCAAGTCCATGAGTGAAGAGAATTTTCTTTCCATGAAGTTCAATCACCTGTTCCATTGGATTACCAAACATGAATGTCACACCATCACAATCTTTGAACAACATTGAAAGGATGTTGAAGATTGTTGAGTCATAGTTGTTTGTTGCCATGTACTCTGAAAATCCAAGTTCTTGGTCAAGTCTGCTCTCATTTCCTGTCACAGAAAGAACATGAATGTTGTAGTCCTCATTCAAGTCAAGAATGAAAGATTTCAAAAGGTCTATTGCCATGATTGTTGCATTTGCTCTGTTGGTTGACTGATTCAGAAGTTCATCCATTCTTCTGTCTGAGTTCATGAGGTCACCTGTGAATGCTATGACGACTTCAGATGTTCCATCACCAATCAGTTTCTTTGCTTCATGTGCAAACTTTCTCATTCTTCTTGACGCAACATCAAAATTGTATTTGTTGTTCACCATTTCAACAAGTTCATTGAAATGGGTGTCAGAGATTTGAACGATTGCTGTCATCTCTTCATTTTTGATTGGATGAGCATAGGAGAGTCCAGTGAAACAGTGTTCATTAAGAATTGCAATCAACTGCTCATTGTAGTCAGAAAGTGCATTCTCAATTCTTGCATGTTCTCTGAATGCTTTTCTTTCAATCCTATTTGTGTCCATGAATCTCTGAGTTCTTTTTGCAAGTTTGACATTCTCCTTGACAAGTTCTTCATCAGGTTCATCAAGTGATTCAATCCAGTCGTGGAATGCCTTCTTTGCAATTTCTCGCCAAGCATAAAATGAAGTTTTGCTGACACCAAGAGTTTCCTCTATGAAAGATTCAACAAGGACACCTTCTTCCTTTGATTTTTGCTTCATGATTTCAAGTGCTTGAGTTTTTGTGAATTCCATCATCATTTCTCCAAAATGTTAATCAACTTTCTTATTTATTGCAAACAACAAATATCACCTTTAATAATTTATCTATTTTATTTTAAAAAACAAGCAACTATAATACATCTTTCTTTTTAGCTCTGTAATGGGTTGTCTGAGTTTCTAAAACCCATCTAAAAGTGAAAAAATCTCTCAACGAGTATTAGTTATAGGGTTGTCATGAAAACTCTTCAAAACAGCTGATTTTTGATTTTTAAATTTAACCCAATCACCACCTTCAACTTTTTCTCTGCCCTCTTTGTTATTGATGAAGTAAATCCAACCTTTACTACCATCTTTTGCTTCAACAACCTTCCTGTTATAAAATCTTGGATATCCCTCAAGGTCATCAAGTTTTTTGAATGTCTCATCATTGACATAATAAAGCTCTGCAACGATAGAACCATTTCCATCTGAGATGAATGGATAAGCACCAAGTGAGAACATATCAAAGTTGTACATAATTGTAGAGTGTGAAAACAATGATTTTTCAAGACATCTATGATTGCTCATTTCATACCTCAATGAACCATAAACAAAAACAGAAATGACTTTCTCAATCAAACCAATTGAAATCATTTTACCAAGAAGTTGTTCCTTTGTTGTCACACCTTCAAGATATGCTCTATTTTTGAGCAGATGTCTGTTCTTGAAATTAACCATGAATGATTCAAAGTCATCAGAATAGAAATCTGTCTCAATCAGAAAGTTGATTATCTCATTCTGGCTGTCAAACTTCATGACCTTTCCTGCAACTGAAAATAAATTATCCATAGATGTACCTCCTATTTCTATCAAAATTTATAACCTTCTTTCTCTCATATTCTTTGACCTCTTCAGCAACATTCAATATTGTCTGAAGATATTGTCTTGAGAGAAATTTCTGACCAGCAAATAAATGTCTCAGATATCCAAGTTCAGGAAGAAGATTTTCCTTCCTATTATTTGCAACATAAACTGTAGCAAGAAACCTCTGACCTGCTATTTCAACCGTCATCAACTTTCTCTCATAGTGTTCAGGAGCACCCTCAAAAAAATCCATCTTCTTGATTTGATTGGGAGTCAACTCATAGATGATTCCCTCAACAACAGACTTTTCGTCTCTTTTAATATTTGCATAAGACCTACCAAATGCATTAGGTTTATCAAATGTCAACTTCCAGCCGTGAAGAGTTCCTGGATACCTTGCAAAATACCTTCCAACTCTTTCTTCAAGTCTCTGAGAATTCATGTTTGAACCGTAGGCAAAATAGAAAACTTTCATCATTCCTCCTTATACAGCAACAGCAAGTTGTTCAACAAAACCATTCAACTTCTTGAATCTCTTTCTCAGTGATTCTTTCACACAGTTTGCAACATTCAGTGAATCCATCATCTCATTGAGACTCTGGAATTTCTTTGTCTCATTTGACAATAATTTTGTTGACCTGTCAAGCATTGCTGTCATCAAATGAATCCAACTTGCTATCTTCTCAAAATCAACAGTTCCTGAATGCTGTCTGACTTCTACTGTTCCCCTCGTTCTGATGTGACTCATATTCACCTTGTAATATCTTCCTGATGGTGAGTATGAAGAATTTGATATAGCATCATAACAACTTCTGCAATATCTACCATTGTTTTCTCTTCTTGATGCTGGCTGAAGAAGGTCAATCAAACCTTCATTCATTGCATACATCTTGAAGAATTCATATCCCTGGAACTCACTATATGACTGCCATGTACTCTTGCCAAAATGAACATGAGTTCCACAAGTCTTGTTGACTTTGATTTTCTTTGACTTCTCAAGACCAGTGAGATAATCCATAACCTTCTTG